GTGATCCTGAATTTGGAACAATTATATGGGACGCATTGTTTGAACCTTTGACAGATGATATGAGAGATGCTATCAAAGACAATGTTACAAAAATTGTAAATTATGATCCAAGATTAAGTGTCAATCAAATTACTATTGATCAATACGAAAGCGGTATTCAAATAGAAATAAGTCTGCTCTATCTTCCCTATAACATTGCTGAAAACATGAGACTCCAGTTTGATCAAAATGCTGGATTTTTAAACACATAATTAACTACGCACTTATCTCTTATTGCTAAATATTGTATAGAGGAAAAAACGCATGTCATCAACAGATAGACAAAACAGATTATTAGTAGCAGAAGACTGGAAACGCATTTATCAAAGCTATAGAAATGCGGATTTCAAAAGTTATGATTTTGACAATCTTCGTAGAACTATGATTGCATATCTACGGGAAAATTATCCTGAAGATTTTAACGATTATATTGAAAGTTCGGAATATCTTGCATTAATTGACCTTATTGCGTTTCTAGGCCAAAATTTAGCATTTAGAGTTGACCTCAATGCTAGAGAAAATTATTTAGAATTAGCAGAACGTAGAGAAAGTGTACTGCGTTTAGCACGGTTACTATCATATAATCCTAAACGTAATCAATGTGCAAATGGTTTGCTAAGAATTGAAAGTGTAAAAACTACAGAAGATATATTAGATTCCAACAACATTAATCTATCTAATCAAACAATATTGTGGAATGATCCGAGTAATACTGATTGGAATGAACAGTTTACTAAAGTGTTAAATGCTGCACTGCCTACTAACGGAACATTTGGTCGCCCAGTAAAAAAAGATACTGTAAATGGCATTCCAACAGAACAATATAGATTTAATACAACTAATAGTGATGTTCCTGCCTACAGTTTTAATCAAACTGTTGACGGTATAACTACAAGATTTGAGATAGTTTCAACTGATATAAATGATAAGAATATAACAGAAGAAGCGCCATTTCCAGGAAACAATTTTGCATTTTTGTATAGAGACGACGGCAAAGGTGCAGGTAGTAGCAATTCTGGATTTTTCTGTCATTTCCGTCAAGGAACACTTGATCAAGGCACTTTTACAATAAACAATCCTAGCACTAATCAAACAGTTGCTATTGATGCGACTAACATTAATAATACTGATATATGGTTGTATAAATTAGACAGTTTTGGTAATGAAGACGAACAATGGATAAAAGTTGATTCAGTTGAAGGCAACAACATTATCTATAATAGTTTAAGCAAAAACATCAGAAATATCTATAGTGTACTTACTAGAATAGATGATCGTGTTAGTCTAATTTTTAGTGATGGAACATTCGGCAATTTACCACAAGGTTCTTTTAGAATTTATTATAGAACAAGTAAAAATAAAAGACTTGTTATTGAACCTAATGATGTAAGAGGTGTAAGTGTTAATATAAAGTACCTTTCTAAGAACAATAAAGTAGAAACTATTACATTAACATTTAGTTTACAATATACAATTGACAATGCAAGTGTTTCAGAAACAAATGCAAGTATTAGAACAAATGCTCCTGCTACTTATTATACACAAAATAGATTGGTAACAGCAGAAGACTATCAAATTGGTCCTCTAGCTGCAAGTCAAGAAATTATCAAAGCAAAAAGTGTTAATAGAACAGCAAGCGGAATAAGCAGATATTTTGATTTACTAGATGCTACTGGAAAATACAGCAAAACAAATTTGTTTGGAACAGACGGTGTATTGTATAAAGAAATTTTCAACAGCAAAGAAAGATTTACATTTAACACTCAAACAGATGTTGAAGGAATTATTCTAAATGTAATTGAACCTATTTTATCTGGTAAAAAGGTAAGAAACTATTATCTATCACAATTTCCAATAATTGATCTTACTGATTTAAATATTTCCTGGAATCAATCGACAGCAGAAACAAATATAAGCACAGGATATTTTACAAACATAAATGGAATACGTCAATTCCTAGGAACTTTTACTACAAGCACGTTGCAACTTATAAAGCCGGGCGCATCATTAAAATTTGTTGCACCTAGTGGTTTTCATTTTATGCCCGACGGCACACTTATGGAAGGCGCAGCTGACCATTTAAATTCAAGAAGTTACAAATGGGTAAAAGTAATAAGTGTAAATGGTAATGGAACTATTGTTGACGAAACCGGAGTCGGACCAGTAGTATTCAATGATGTTATTCCTAGCACAGCACAGTTGGTAGAAATAAAACCAGCCTTAGCTCAAAGTTTGCAAACTGATGTAAAAAGTCAAATAGTTGATCAAGTTTTTGCATATAAAACTTTTGGTTTAAGATTTGATAGAACGCTCGGCCAATGGCGATTAATTGCTGAAAGTAATTTAAATGTTTCTGATGCATTTAGTATTGGTAAAACAGGCGATAATTCAAATCAGCAGTTAGATTCAAGTTGGCTTTTGAAATTTACTACTGATGGAGAAAATTATATTATTGAATATAGAGGAAGTCGATATGTTTTTGAAAGCGACCAAGAAATAAGATTTTATTTTGACAGCAGTGACAAAATATATAATAATTTGACAGGTAAAATAGTCAAAGATAGAATAAGCATTTTAAACAATAATAATAAGCCAGATAGTGTTGAAAAATTTACTACAGATTATGATTGGGAAATCACAGAAGAGTATAGAGATGCTGAAGGCTACGTAAACAGTAAAAAAGTAGAAATCACATTTTTTGATGAAGATGATGATGGAGTTGTAGACGATCCTGAAATTTTTGATGTTGTTGTAGATGAAGATACAAATCCTTTAACAAAATATGTTTTCCAAAGAAAATATGTAACCACAGACGGAGTTGAAGATTTTAATTATGTAAGCAATGATGAATTATCTATAGTTACACTACAATCAAAAGATAATTTAGGTCCTCTAAGCCAATACAATGATCAACAAATATTTTATTATGCTGATACAGGAATTTTTGAAAAATTAGAAAGTTCTACATCTACCCTAACACAACAAGACAATTATAGAGCATTCATAGGTAGGGATAAGATAAGATTTTTATATGTACATGCAGCAGATGATAGTTCTCGTATAGATCCTAGTGCATCTAACATCATCGATACTTATCTATTGACAAGAGCATATGATACAGATTTTAGAAAATGGTTAGATGGTACAATTTTGAATAAACCTTTAGCACCTAGTTCAGATAACTTATTTCAAAATTATAACAGTTCATTAAACCAAATAAAATCATTAAGTGACGAAATAATTTATCACCCTGTAAAGTATAAAATACTTTTTGGAACAAAAGCAAATTTAGATTTACAAGCTAAATTTAAGGTTGTTAAAAATCCAGATCTTGTTCTAAACGACAATGACATAAAATCTAGAATTATAAGTGCAGTAAATAGATTTTTTGCTCTAGAAAATTGGGACTTTGGTGAGAAATTCTATTTCTCAGAATTAAGTGCATATGTTGTTCAAGAACTAGCACCAGATGTAGTTACATTTGTTATTGTTCCTGAACAAGTATCGCAAGTTTTTGGTTCATTGTATGAAATTAAAGCAGAAGTAGATGAAATTTTTATAAGCGGTGCAACAGTAAATGACGTTGAAATTATTGATGCAATTACAGCATCAAGATTAAGCGCAAGTGGCAATATTGTCACAACGTCGACAACAACTAATGTTGGTATAACAAGTTCAAATTCGTCAAACACATCAAGTAGTTCAAATAGTTCAAGCGGAGGCAGTAGTTATTAATGGCATACGATAACGATCAGAGAGAACCATCTCTTCCAGCAGGAAATCCAGAATATCGTAGAAAAAGTGAAAACCATTTACCGAGGTATTTTCGCACTAATTATAATTCAAAATTTTTGTCTGCCACCCTTGACCAATTAATACAGCCAGGTGTTGCAGAAAAATTAAATGGATATCTTGGTAGAAAAACTGCCAAGGCTTTTCAACCTAGTGATAACTATGTTGGTGGTGTCACACAAAGCAGAGAAGACTATCAACTGGAACCCGCTGCGTTAATTACCGACGAATTAGGAAATGTAGATTTTTATAAAGATTATAACGACTATATTAATGAAATTAAAAACTTTGGCGGTAATACCCAAAATCACAGTAGATTAAATAGTCAGGAATATTATGCTTGGAATCCGCATATTGATTGGGATAAATTTGTTAATTTTAGAGAGTACTATTGGTTACCTAATGGACCAGATCTTGTAACAATAGTTGGACAAAGTAAAAATGTTCAGAGCACATATAAAATAGAATTACAAGATAATGTTGACAACATAAGTTATGTTTTCACTCCAGATGGAACTACAAGTAATCCTAACATTACTCTGTATAGGGGCCAAACATATAGGTTTGAAGTTAATACACCTAATTTTCCTATAGCATTTGCTACTAAAAGAAGCTGGACACCGGGCAGAACACCTACAGAATCAACAACTAACACAGCATTAATATTTGATAGCGGTGTTACCAAGTATGATTTAGAAGGCAATGAAATTAATGATACATGGATAGATGTAGGTGTTATAGAATTTACAGTGCCTGAAACAGCACCAGATACATTATTTTATGTAAGTGAAAATGATCCTAACACAGCAGGTTTCATTAAGGTTTTTGATATAATTGATAATACTGAAATAAATGTTGAAACAGAAATATTAGGAAAAACACAGTATACTACAGGTGCAGGTTGGTCTCTGTCAAATGGTATGAAAGTTGAATTTGCAGGTGATGTAACACCTACAAAATATGCATCTGGAGAATGGTTTGTCGAAGGCGTAGGCGAAGGAATTAAATTAGTAAATCAGAATGATCTTGTTGTAACAGGTAGTTATACTGAAGATATTGATGTTCCTTTTGATGGTAATGGCTTTGATTTCTATCCTTTTAGTGAAGCATTAGGATATCCTACAAACAAAGATTATATTGTTGTTAACAGAGCATCAAAAGACAGAAATTTATGGAGTAGATATAATCGATGGTTCCACAAAAACGTTGTAGAACAATCAGCTTTGATAAATGGACAAGATTCTAGCATTAATCAAAACGCAAGAGCAAAAAGGCCTATTATAGAATTTGAAGCAGGCTTAAAACTTTATAATTTTGGTTCACAATCTAAGGTAGATGTAGATTTAGTTGATACTTTTACTAAGGATATATTTTCTACTATTGAAGGTAGTTTAGGTTACAATATTGATGGTGTAGATATTACACAAGGAATGAGGATATTATTTACAGCGGATACTGATCTTCTTGTGAAAGGTAAAATTTATAAAGTCAATTTTATTACACACAACAATAAAAATCAAATAAGTTTGATTGAAGAAACAGATAGCGATCCATTAGAAAATGAAACAGTTCTAGTTAAAAATGGAAATACTAATAAAGGTAAATTCTTTTTTTACAATGGTACAGAATGGAAATTAGGACAAGAAAAAACTAGTAGAAACCAAGCGCCTTTATTTGACTTGTTTGATAAAGACGGCAATAGTTATAGTGACACAACAGTGTATGAAGCATCTCAGTTCTATGGAAACAAATTATTTTCTTATCAAGAAGGTACTGGGTCAACTGATACAGAATTAGGTTTTGCTTTACAATACCGTAGTATTGAAAATGTAGGAGATATTGTTTTTAATTTTAATTTGTTAGATGATAGTTTTACATACCAAATTACAAATAATATATTAACAGTAAACACTGACACAGCATTTTTACAAAAGTATACAGATAGAACAAATTATACATCTGAAAATGGTTGGATAAAAGCAAGAAGCGATAGTAAGCAAAATGTAATTAGACAGTACATTTTTGATAATACTACGTCTTTGTTTGAAATTGATATGTATAACGAAACTGATTTTATAAATGATGTTTGGTTAAGAGTATATCTTAATAATAAATTACAATTTAAAAATGTAGATTACACAATTACACAAGATGTTAACAATAAAAGTTATATTCAATTTGTAAATCAATTGAATCTAAACGATGTTATTATAATCAAAACAAGAAGTTCGTATGCAAAAAATTTAAAAGGTGTATATGAAATAGCAAGTAATCTAGAAAAAAATCCTTTGAATAGTAATGTCTCAAGATTTACCCTCGGCGAAGTAAATGATCATGTCAATACTATAGTTGAAGAACTTAACAATTTTAGTGGTGTATATCCCGGTAATAGCAATATAAGAGATTTAGGACTAATAAGTTATTTAGGTAAAAAATTTGTAAAACATAGTTCACCTATTAACTTGTCGTTGTATCATTTATTAGATAAAGATTCTAATGTTATTCAATCTATTAGATTTGCCAAAAAAGAATATAGAAAATTCAAAAGACAATTTCTTGAAGTTGCAAATTCTTTAGGATTTGAAGGTGAAGTAAAAACACATGTAGATAAAATACTTTCAGAACTTAATAAAGACAAAGTAAGTAATATGCCGTTTTACTTTAGTGATATGGTTCCGTATAGTGGTGCTGTAATGACTGAGCATAAAGTATTAGACTCAGACGAAACATTTTTTCCACTAAGTGAAGTTTTCAGTATGACAGAGCTAGGAAGGAAAGCGGTAAACGTATATCTGAATGATCAACAACTGATACATGAGCTTGATTATACTTTTAATACTGAGGGTTTTGCTGTTGTTACAGCAACCAAAACACCTGGTGATACAATAAAAATATATGAATATGAAACAACAAATGGCAGTTATATTCCGCCAACACCAACTAAATTAGGATTATATCCTGCATATAGGCCAAGAATATATGTAGATGACACTTATGTAACACCTACTACAGTTATAGAAGGACACGACGGAAGTAAATTTGTTGCATTTAATGATTTTAGAGATAATCTTCTGTTAGAATTAGAAAAACGTATTTTTAATAATATTAAAATAAAATACGATCCGACGCTTTTTGACATAAACGACTATGTTGGTGGAGAACATAGAAACACTGGATTTACAAAATCACAAATTGATTCTAGTATGAGTTTTGACTTCTTAGAGTATAATAAACTTGTAGACGGAGACTATGTATCTAACAATTATTTTGAAAGAACAAATAGTTTTACATTTAATTATTCAGGAATGAGTTTTCCAACCGGCGGCAATTTGCCAGGTTGGTGGAGACAAGTTTATCAACAAGCATTTGATACAGACCGTCCACATACTAATCCGTGGGAAATGTTAGGATTTAGTATAAAACCGAGTTGGTGGGAACAACAATATGGTCCTGCTCCTTATACTAAAGATAATTTACTATTATGGGAAGATTTAGAAAAAGGAATTATAAGGCAACCAAATAAACCTATTTCTGTAAATAAAAAATTTGCTAGGCCAGGCTTGAGCAATCATATACCAGTAGATAGTCAAGGTAATCTATTAAGTCCTAGTGATAGTGGCTACGCAAATAATTTTAGTATTTCTAACGCGAGATCATCATATAATTATGGAGATGGTGCACCTATAGAAAGTGCTTGGAGACGTAGTAGTGACTATCCATTTGCAATTATATGCAGTTGGATACTAAATCAACCTAGCAAAGTTTTTGCCACAGGGTTCGACAGAGCTAGACAGATTAGAAACGTTGCAGAACAAATTGTTTACAGCGATACTTCGAAGCCTATTACTCTTGCAGACATTGTTTTTCCTAATACTATCAACGATGTTACACAAGTATTTACAAGTGGTTTGATTAATTATATTTCAAACTACTTAACTTTCAACACTACAGCACAATATACAAAATATAAAGACAACCTACAAAACATTAAAAATCAAATAGGTGCAAAAATTGCAGGATATTCAGATAAAGAAAAGTTTAAATTAATATTAGATTCTAGAACACCCACTAATGAAGGCAATGTTTTTGTACCAGATGAAAATTATCAAATATTTTTAAACACAAGTTCACCTGTTGATTTAATTTCTTACAGTGGAGTTTTAATTGAAAAAACCGCGGCAGGGTATGTTATAAGTGGATACGATAATGCTGTACCAAGTTTTAAATATTTTCCACCAATAGCACAAGTTAATGATCCGGTTATAAATGTAGGGGGTGTATCACAACCATTCTTAAACTATGAAGCAGATAAAACTTATGCACAAGGCACTATTGTAAGATATAACGATCGTTTTTATAGAGCCAACGAAACTTCTACAAGTGGACCAGAACTAGACACAGAAAAGTTTACTATTTTG